GGATTCATCCGCGCCGATAAAGCGTCCGCGTCTTGAACCGATTGATAAAGCTCGCTGCGAACGATTCGCAAAGCGTTATAGTCGATGTCTTTTCTGATTCTCCGCGTCCATGCATCGGAACCCTCAGTAAGTTTTCCGTATCGAGTCGCAAGTCCTTTACGTCCTGACTTGACGTAAGCTCCCAAATCGTCGGCAATCGCTATCGGATCGCGTCCCATTGCGATCCCTTCGGTGAGAACAGACTTAATAGATTCCTGCATCGCTTCGCCAGCTCCCCATATGCGGTCAGAAAAAGTATATCCGTCCGTATAAACTCGATTGACCATAGATGATACGAGACGCCGATTGACCGAGGAAAACATATTTGTGATTCCGGCTTGTGTAAGCTTCCCGCCTGATATCCCGACAACATCAAATAAATATTTCTGCTGAATCCCGGTTGCAATATCGATTCCTGATTCAACAGTATTTTGAGTCTGAGTTCGAAGTGCTTCCCTTAGTTTCTCGGCCTCGGTTTGCAGTTGATGTTCGATTTGTCGCCATGAGCCTGATGTTAATTCGGAAAGATTCGCAGCTTCTGTATGTCTTATTATTTCTGCGACTCTATCCGCCGCTTCGGTGTAAACCGTTTTTAGTCGCTTCATAGCGGATCGTGTAAGTTTTGGGTAGGTCGCGCGCGCTCGCCTGTATGCGTCCGTATATTGTTGTGCTGTCATTTTGCAAGTGGTTCAGGAGCAACTGGCGCGGTCGGCGTTGAAGGTTTAATATCGAGTGTATCATCTTCCCCCGTCATGTCCGCGATTATCTCATACGGAGCCGCCGCGAAAGCTTTGTGTTTCGCCATCTCGCCGAGTCCGTCGCAGAAAGTCTGATAATCGTCATCTGTTGCTTCCGGGTATGCTTTTTTAAACATCTTCCAGACCATCGGCTTTGTAATTCCGGCGGAATTGATTAACGACGCTATCCCGGATGCGAAGTTTGTAAGGATCGTCGCCTTTGCGGATTCGCTGATGAGGTCGAGCGCGTTCCACTTGATCTCTTGTATAATTGGCTGATTGTCATTAAATGATACGGCGTTTCTTAATCGGAGTGTTGCCTCGATAAGCTTTTTATATGACTGATTTTTCTGTCTTTGTTTTGATTCTACGAACTGTATAACAGAATCGATCTGATTATCGTTGCTCCCCTGACTACCTTCGACCTTTGTCCCCCAAAGTATTTCGGGTATTGTTGAGCCCTGAACGATTTTCCAGAAAATCTGGCTTAGTTTATCAAGCCCTGCTTGATGAGCACCGGAAGGCCATGCAAACTCGGTTGATTCTTTACCGTAAAGATTTAAATAAAAATCTCTCCGCGCTACATCTATTTCATCAAGATTGGTTACTCCGTTGTTTGCTTTCCACTCATCGACGTCCTGTACTCCCTGAATCATTTTAGGAGCAAACTTTACAAGCAATTCGGACACTGCAAGATCGGTGTCGTGATAGTTTTTAAGGTCGGATAAAATACGCTCATAGTCCGAATGCCCGCGTACTTCGTCGCCTTCTTTATTGTTTGCGAAAGGAATTGGAAGCTCTCCCGTAATGTTTCGAAAGATTCCGCCTAAAAGCCCTTGCATAGCCATCGTGTTTTCGAGCCATTCGATTTTTACAGCTTCCCGTGTGAACGTTCTGCGCCTTCGCACATACCCTTGAACATTATAGGCAGTGCTGATAAGAATTTGCTCATCTGTAATTATTGCTTGTAGCTCTCCAGTTTGTACATCACGCAAAATATCCGAAATTGTATCGTCCGGTATAAACTCCCAGCAATCTTTCTGTAATTTCGCAGAATAGAAAGGCCATATCCACGCGGTCGCGTCTCGGTGAGAAATTAAATGCAACATATGACATTCATCGGCATGATCTTCTATGACTTGAGCTGCGTCAATTTGCTGTTGATCGTTCTCGCATTTAGGAACCGGCAACCCCATCAAAAATAAAGGAACCGCAATCGGAATATAAGCGAGCGATCCGGCGAGCTTTAACCCTGGAAAAGAATTGTGATAAAGGCCCCGCGTAAGCTCGGAGTTAATCGTCCATTGCTCAGTCCAGTCTCGCGTGACCGGTCGCCTCGGCGATTGCTTTATCGGATTTTGAACATCTTGCGATTCTTTAGGCGAGAACCACGAAAACGGATTGAACCAATAGAATTTCATAGTCTACATAATAATACTTATATATCAAAGTTGTCAACTTCTTTTTGATCTCGCTGCCATTTGTGCGCGGGATTCGGAGGACATTTTAAGCGATGCTCCGGAATAGAAACACAACAATAACGCATCAGCTTTATCGGGCGATTTTCCGAAACGTTTTTTGTATTCTTTTTTCGATTCGACAATCCGGCGATTCGATCCGGGTTCGAAGTCATACAATCGTCCTGCAAGTTGTTGCATTAAATCTTGATCATTTGGTATTTGTGCAGATTCAATAGGAAAGTCGAACCACATCTCGTCAGCGCACGATTTATATTTATTCGTATTTTTTGCGACTCCTCCAAAATTGATTCGTTTCACCGAAGCCCCTAATTCCTTGAGCCGGTCGGATACTCCTCCCCCGACTCCTGTATCATCAACCTTGATAATAATCGACGTGTCTTCGTTGGCAAGGGCCCATGCTTCTTTCGCTGTTCGCATCGTGTCCTGTCCGATCCAAGACCTATCGGCAATGACCTTGAGCCCATGCCTTTTATAAATCTGTGTTATATCATCTCCAAATCGCGCAACATCAACGCCTATTTCGATAACCCCTGATGGATCGACGATTCGATTCATCGCGGCTCGAATAGCAACGCGACTCATAACAGAATTCTGTCCTTGCTTGCGCGGGTTGCCTCCGTAAACGTGTTCTGCTTCGTCGGGATTTGTTTTATAAAGCTCGTCCATTTCTTTTTGAAGGCCATCATTCCACCACGGGTTGTCTTTTAATCCAGGCTCGACGCGAAGCTTGAGAATATCAGCTCGATCCGAATTCCAGAATCTAACAGTACACGGATCGTAATCGGTTTCGGGGTTATACGAAATAAAAAGCCGCCATCCGTTATTTCTAACGATAGTCGGCATAAGCATTTTCCACGATTCGTCAATAATCGTTGCGGCCTCATCGCACCATACAATGTCATATCCTTCAAGGCCTTTTATCTGTCGAGCTGCAATCAAATCTTTCAAGCCACGAAAAATAATAAAAGCTCCTGATTTCTTGCTGGTTATTCTGTCCAGTGTTATATGCCAGTCATTCGTATATCCTAGTCGGTTAATAGTATCGATAATAAGTTGATAGACAGATTCTTGTAGGGTTAATTGTACTTCTCGCAAGCAGACAACGCGGTGATATTCATACTGACAAAGCTGAACGATTAACGACGCGATGCTCCAGGAATTATGAGTCACAGTTCCGTCTTCAAGGAGGAATCTGTGATCATCATCAATTTCTATTCCTGCCCAATCTCCAATCCCAGCATCTTCGAGTTTAATATATGTCACATGCCAATCGGAATTTCTCTTGAATTCCGATTGTAAAACTTGTTTCCTTTTTATTCTGCAAGGAATCCTCCAAATATCGCCGCTTATATTTATTTTGAATGATTCGCATTTCTTCCCGTTGCAAGGTATTTCCACTCTTTTAAAAGAAGTTCTGAACCCAAGAGAATCAGCAAGCTGTTTAACTTGTTTGATCAAGAACTCATTGGATTGTGAAAAATTATATCCGCTTTTATTATCTCTCAATGTTCCATCGGTATCTATCAGTCCTGCCAGTAATTCCAGTCTATTGAATTCTGAATTAACCATAAAATCATACGGAATGTGTTTATTGTCTCGTACATTATAATCTTTTAATTTGTCAAGAACCGGGTTCTTCCTTTTTCCAAAACCATTCCCAATCGTATAAACATATGTTTTTGCTTTGTTCGGAGAATTCCTTTTTGTGTAAATATTTTCTTTTAATCCGAAGGACAAACAATAGGTGCGAAATTCGGCTAAAACTTCATCATCCATCGATGTTATTCCGATATCATGAGAATTGCCATCTCCGAGCCAGGCACCGAAAACATAAGGAGGAATGGATAACGTTTTTTCTGGATAAATTAAACACGAAGCCTTATATCCGTTGAAGTTTTCTTTCCATCGTTTGCTTTTTTTTAAATAATCCGCTATTGAAATATCAATATAATCTTGATATTGCGCATATGAACCATTCGGCCTTTTAAATCCGTGAGTTATAAAATGCCCTTTATCTTTCTTGCAATGTGCAGCTTTTTTTAAAGATAAAATATGATTATCATTTACGACATATTCAATCCCATGGCTTTGTTTTATTTTCCATAAATGCCCATTGCCTTGACTTGTCGTTAAGACTTCCCTCGGCTTACTATCGGCACCCATGACATTATCTCCAACTTGAACATCTTCGATGTTCCTCAATGTGCCGTCATACATCCATACTTTAGTTCCAACTGCGAGACACTTCGCGCCTGCACCACGACCGCCTTGCACGATGACGATTTGTTTGTCGGTAGTTCGTACAAGTTCAAGTTTCGGTGAAACGAGTTCTTTTTCATCTTGCTCTCTTAATAAAAGCTCTTCGATCTCTTCATCGATTAAGGACATATTACTCCATTGATTTTGACTACTATGTTTCGATTATTATTATTACACCAATCCTTATATCTTTGAATTATTACGTCGCAATAATGCGGATCCAGTTCTATTCCATAACAAATACGATTCGTTTTTTCGCAAGCAATTATTGATGTACCTGAGCCAAGAAACGGATCAACAACAATCTGTTCCGGCAACGAAGAATTGAGAATAGCGTTCTCTACAAGTTCTACAGGTTTCATTGTTGGATGAATATCACATTTATTTTCTTTGTCGATATTCCAAATGCTGCTTTTGTGCAGCCCTTTGCCATAAAATTCGTGTTTCTTATTCCAAGTATACAATATCGGTTCGTGCTTATAATCATAATCCAGACGTCCCATTGAAAAGGTTGGCTTGTTTTTTCCCCAAATTAGAATATGTCTAACAGGCAACCCCGAATCTATCATCATCATCATCATAACCAGTTCTCCGACTTGAGGTGCAGTAACATAATAAGAGCAATAATCTGCGCTATAAGCTTTAAGGTTGACAAAGCACGAAACAAGTATTTGCTTTAATGCTTCCGGCGACATAGTATCGTTCTCGATATTTGTTTTAATCCGACCGCCTTTCTGAATACTATCGAGAAGCTTATTTTTATCGCCTATAGCAACCCCATAAGGCGGATCAATAAAACACATATCGGCTTAGCTTCTTGCATTAAAGTTTCGAACGTGCTTTCTTTTTCGCCTGTTTCGCATATTAATCTATGCCTACCTAATTCAATAATATCGCCAAGTTTTATTATTGATTCTTTTACTTCTTCTATTTCATCATCATTATTAGTTTCTATTTTTGTTGATGTATTTATTTCTCTGTCCATTAAACTTAATGATTCTTTTATTTCTTCATCCAATCCTGCGAGCCACTCATCAAGCTGATCTTTCTGAAACTCTCCATACTGCGAGGTTATTGTCAAAAGCTTCTGCCGTGCGTCCGCTTCGTTATCGGCATCGATAAAACACACCGGGAACAGATTCGGCAGAACGATTCCAGCCTCGCGCATTGAATTTAGAACCGTCGCTCGTTGATGCCCGTCAATACACCATCGCTCGCCGCCATTCTCCCAAATAAAAAACGGCGCGCAGAATCCGTTGATGAACAATGAGGTTGCAAGTCTGATCGCGTTTTCTTGTGATAGCTTTTTCAATTTGCCCTGGAAGTTTTTTATAACGTCGAACGGTAGTTCGTCGGCTCCCTTACACTTTATTTGTATTGTCCCGTGTCTCTGTTGCAGTTCCAGAAACCTTGTTTTCAATGTTTCGTTCATCCGATCTTCTCCTTAGTTCGTCTAACCTTTGCTTGCGCTGTTCCGGTGTATATTGCGTAATATCCATAGCTCCCGATACTTCAAGTTTTTCAATCGCTTTCCCGAACCCTCTATCCGTGAGCCATGCTATAACATCAACGCGGCCTCGCAAGAAATCTGACAATAGTGCTTTCGCAATTCCGCTTATAAAAATAGGCGCCTTCGGATCGGATGCCATGGTCTGTATTTCTTCGCGAGATTTCCCGTAAAACTGTTTGACCATGAGCACGATATCGAGCGCGGAAAGATTATTGTCTTTGATATATCGGCGGAGCTTAGACGGCTTGCGCCCGTTGTTATTCGGTTGCGAAGATGCAGAGAATTGAGTGTTTCGTCCTACAGCTGGGTCTATCATGATACGCCGTTTACTTGCCGTTTATTCATAATGAATATTACCCCTACGCTTACGATTTGTCAAGCTATAATAAGAGTAGTAAAGCATCGCTTTCTTACGATGAATCTCTATATATTAATAACGCTCTCTCACCGGTATTTCGGTTTACGAACCTGAAACCGGTAGATCGGAAACGGAAACTTGGATTGTTAATAGACTTTACTTTGGTACTCTCTCTCTTAGAGAGTACCAAAGAAAGTCAATCCCGCAAAAGCCCATTTCAATCCGTTCGGAGGGCTATAACGTCGTAAACCGAAATGCAAAAATAGTCTTAAGATAAATAAAGAATTACAAAATAAGGACGTGAAAAAAATAAAAACTACTTGACAGATATTAATAAAAATAGCTATACTAATACGTAGAAGGAGTAAATAAAATGGCTGAAAAATTTAGAATAATTACGGTTAATGGTAAAAAAAGAATTTTTTGCGGATGGACTGACGATGAAATTAAGGCAGAAATAGTTGAATGTCTGCATAGAGGAGAAAATACGCATCAAGGAATAAAAGATTTTATTGTAAAAAAAGAAATAGATTGTTCTGACAAGCGCTTGAGAACGCTTGAAAAAATTATGGCTATAGAGAACAAGGTCGAAATAAAAATAAGTCATCGTCGGTTATTTAAATTGAATTTGAAACAAGATTAAGCCGGGAAAGGTCGTAAGAAACCGAAAAGACTTGACAACTATCGCGTAAGTAGTTTATTATCTTGATTGTGACACGGGAAAGCGACAAACGTTATCGCTTGATATCATCGACGATTAAAACCCCGGTTCCCGTGTCACGACGATTCGCCGGGGTTTTTTTATTTGGGGGAGGTAAATATGGACAAGCATGATGAGACTTTACGAGATGTTTTAACCTCAGAACTTAGTGATAATGTTGATGAGCCTTCAAATATTGTGGATGTTGTTTATGGCCTGGGGAAAAATATTGTTTATGCCGCAAAACTTTTAGGAACGAATGATGTGGCCGAACATATGGGCGCGATTGAATTGCTTGCATTCGAAACAAAAAACGCGGGAAAAGAAATTGCGGAATCTATTAAATATTTAGCAGACACACTGAAAGAAATCAGTAACAGGAAGCAATGACCGACTACCCCACCCCTCCACAAGACATCGACGCAGAGATTGCGCTGCTCGGTTCGTGCTTGCTCGATTCGTCAGCTGTTGAAAAAGTCGTATCTATTGTTCGTGGAGCGGATTTTTTTCAGACTAAACATCGAAAGATTTTTGACACGTTGATCGAAATGCGATTGAAAGAAATAGCTATCGATATGATTACGTTGTGTCACGAGCTAAAGGTGAAACTTGAACTCGAGGCTTGCGGCTCCGAAACATACATATCGTTGTTGTCGTCGTCGGTTCCTGAAAGCGGAAACGTAAAATATTACGCGAATATAGTCCGGGAAAAATCACAGCGAAGAACGCTGGTGAAAAAAGCTAATGCGCTGCTTGCATCGGCTTACGACGAATCGGAAAAACCGGAAGATACGATAGCGCAGTTTGTTGAAACGATAAGCGACCAGATTGAACCGGCAGAGAATTACTCGCCTATGCAAATTGACGAACTGGAAAAGGCCGAGGATTTGACTTGGTTGATTGATGGATTTTTGCACGACAAACGATTTGCAATGTTGACTTCGGTTCCGGGAAAAGGAAAGTCGATAATTGCTTTAAAGATTGCTGTTGCGATTGCGAGCGGGAACCCACTGTTCGGGAAATATCCGGTATTGCGACAAGGGTCGGTTTTGATAATCGACGAAGAAAACGGATTACCAGACTTGAAAGACCGCTACAGAAAGATGCAGATTCCGAAAGGATTACCGATTTATTTTTTGAGCTTCCAGGGCGTGAAGATGGATAATCCTTCAAGTGTAGTTAAGCTGACAAAAGTTATACGAGAGATACAGCCTGTATTGGTTATAGGAGATTCGTTGATTGACTTGCATGCCGCTAACGAGAACGCAGCAAATGAGATGATTCCGGTTATGGCCGAGTTTAAAAAGATTGTGAATACCGGAATTGGCGTGTTTTTACTTCACCACCAGGGTAAAGGGATTCGGTCGCAAGATGATTCGAGTCGCGGTTCCGGGTCGATACCGGGGGCGATAGATATTGAGTATCAGCTCAACGTGGATAAAAGCAAGGATGAGCTGATACTTGATACCGGTAAAAATCGCGGATGTTTTATCCAGTCGATGCGTCTCAAGATTGAAATGGAAGACGGAGTGTTGAAAGTTAATTATCTCGGCAAAGGCGGGAAGCCGTCGAAGGATCAGATTAAACAGGAAATCGTAAATATTTTGCGGGATTGCGCGATCACGTACACTATACGACAGATTGAAACTGCGTTGAGTAACCGAAATCTGAAATGTTGTGACGAGATTGTAAGGAAATATTTAGCTGAGCTTGTCGATTGTGGCGAGATTACCGAAGGAACGACCGGCAGGAATAACGCGAAATGTTACATAATAAACGGAGACAAGGAGTG